GGGAAACAAGGCATAATTAGCTCCGTGAAAGCTTAAATTGCTTTCTGAATTGCATATGGTTTTCATTTTGGTCTTTATTAACCTCATCAATACCATAACGAAGTTCACCAGGAAGTCCTGCGGATGGGTTTTTGTAAGTTTTACGCATTACTTCTTGTGGTAAGTTGAATGGTTCATTACGTGCTTCATGAATCATGTCATCATCAGCATAAAATTGACGTGATTCAGGGTTCATTTCACGATTCATACCAATACCGGTTCCACGCTTTTGCATTGAATCGTAGTGTCTTTTTTTTGCCATTGTTGGCTCCTCAAAGTTACTGCGGATTTAGTTGCCGCAAGGGTTCTAATGATCCTCTAGCTTCTGGCTGACTTTCAACCACTGAGGCTTGGATATTTTTTTGTTCAGCATTTTTAAGCATTGTTGCAATGCCTACTAATTCCTTAAGGTGGGTAAGGTCTATGCTCTGTAATTCTTTTATCGCTTTTATCATATCGAGGTTAGCGCTTGCATCTGCTCTATGTGCTTCATGCATTTTCTCAACAGCCAATGCTCTATTTTCTTCCACTCTTGAATTACGCTCTCGCGCTGAACCCAATTGAGATTCTGCAGTAGCATTGGATAGATGTATGCGCGCCTGCATCTCTTGCATAGCAACCTGTGCTTGCGCTTGCGCCATCTGTTGTTGCTGTTCTGCATTCTTAACTGAATTCTCAATAATCTTCTTTTTATTTTGTATTGTTGAAGCTTCAAGCATGTCCTCGTTCGTAATTGGAACACCTGCTTCCTGTTTGAGATACACCATTTGTGCAAATTGCATCTGCTTCTGTGTACTGGTATTTAATCCCTCTTCGACTACGCAGTGATATTTTCCGAACGCTTTGTTATAAAACTGTGCTGCTGGTTCTGTTCCCTCTAATATCTTTTTAACTTTTCCTGGAGTGAAATTTGTCTGGATTATATCGAGCATCAACTTACCCACCATTTTTTGTGAGAAGTCTAACTGATCATATAATCCATTAAGCGTTGTAAGTCCTGCTCCTTGTCTGAGCATGGATAAGATACCTGCCTTATCATCAGAAGCCGAACCAAGTAATTCTTCATTAGCTCCTGATATTTCATTGATCTCTTTGGCTAATATTTCTGATACCTGCAAGGTAGTAGGAGGAATAGCAGGTGATTCAACACGTATTAAGTCTTCGGGCTTTGAACCTTGCTTCTTAAAGATCACTCTGCCTTGGTTGGTTTGATGATAAAGGTCATCCGTATTTACTACAGTGTCTTCTGTTGCAATCCAGCCTGAATTCAATTGGCTTTCAAGTATATCTAACTCAATAGCTTTTCTACGGTTATACAAGAACTGAGAATCTCTCAGTCCGCGTACAACACCCTGGATTCGGTTCCAGTAATAGTTTATTTGTGGATTATAGTATGCGAATACCGGTGCGAATGGATACGTATCGGTTCCCGCTACATTAGGCCCATCATACATAACGATGTTTTGTACAACGATGGCTAAACGAGTCGTTGGAATAGTGCATTCAGTAAGTTTTACGGTAGGGAAGGTATGTAAGTAAAGACGTAAGCGCTCTTGATTTTCGCTACGCCATTCCAACGTTTCACCGGTTTGGGTATCAACCAGTAATTTCTGGTTTCTGAAGTCACGATAATGAAACTGATCGACAGGCAACAGATTGCGCATATTAGCTTGGTACGCTTCAGGCATAAACTGGAACTTGGCGTCACGTTGGGTCTGCGTTTCCATGAGGCCAAGTATTTGATCTTCATGACCCGGTAGCATAGTGATAATTTCTTTTTTGGTCATCCAGTTACGTTTCCAGATACCATTGCAATCAGAAAGGTCATGTTTTCTAAAAAAGGGATCGATAATAAATTGGTTGTATGCATTGTTATCGACTTTGATATTGCCTGATATGGGATCTTCACGCCAATCTATCCATACTTCAAGAAGATTCATTCCTGTGATAAGAGCGCCTTGGAATGCTTGGCTAATAGTTTCTAATACACACTCTTGATTATTAATCCAAAGTAATATTTTTGTAAATTGATCAGCCGTTTCTTGATCACCGTTTTCTACAGGAACTACAATTGTAGATTTACGAGTTCTTCTTTGGTGTCCTGATATAAGATTGACGATTCTCATTATGCGGTTAAATGAAAAGGTTTTCCGTCTTAGAATTGGGACATTGCCATAAATACCACAATCATTGTAAACGTCTTGGTCTCCGGCATAAAAACGGGTATCAAAGTCCCCTTGTGTCCAATACGCAAGATTGTTAGTAATAGCATCCGCATAGAAGGCTTCCATGCGCGCTTTTATATCACGTCCACCGTCATCTACATAGAATTCAGGGCCAAGTCCTGGATAGAATCCCATTGGGTATACCCTCTTTCAAAATTGATTAATCAGGATGATCCTAAGACGGTACACATTTATATTCAAGGAAATAATAAAAAACCCACGGCGAATGGTAACCGTGGGTGTAGTAGGAGATGTCCTCTTATGATGGATCAGAGGATTCGCAAGAATTTTTTATTTGAGATAACAATCGCTTGTAATTTTTCTGCTGTAATTTCTCTTCACGATCGTAAATTTCTTTCATGATGTCAACCATCTTACTATCGGTTATTACTACTTCGAGTGGATTGTTATTATTTTGAGTATGTACAGGACGTATAATTGGTTTATTTTTCTTCAAATTTCCTCGATATACATCTCAGTTTCATTTATTATTAAATTTCCTGATGATTGCCGAATATCAAACCCTAATGGGGCTAATGATCCCCTTAAATTGCTTGGCCTGGCTTTAGGCATAAGTATTAAATGTTGTTTAAAAAAGTCGTAAATAAGCGAATCTTTTATCCAAGTTTTAAATCTACTAAAGCCTATAACATATTGTGCTTGTTTAAATGCTATTACCTCTGGCCTATTATTAAATTTATCCCACCCACATACATAGCATTCATTGCCGTCTGATTCGGGTATGATCCTATTCGAGATATGGCCACATTTTTTAAACTTAACTTTCATTATGAATTCTCATATAAGATTTGTTTTAATATAGCTTTTGCTACTTTTACACATACAGCATTGCCAAACTGTTTGTAGGCCTGTGCATTTGAAACGGGTATAACAAAGCTATCGGGGAACCCCTGTAATCGTGCGCATTCACGTGGGGTGAGTTTTTTAAACCCATTTTTTAATTTATACGTATCCCAATTATGCTTATTATTAATTCCTGAACTTCTTCCTCCCGATCGGATGGTGTGAGATGTATTTTGCTCAAAGTCATCCTGCAATAGCTGTGATAACGTTACTTTTTCCTGCTTAGCAGGCCACGTAAACGCTCGTGGCTCCTTAAAGCCCATAAAGAAGATACGTTCTCTATTCTGTGGCACGCCATAATCCTTGGCATTCAATACGGTGTAATGCACGTCATAGCCCAATGATTGGAGGGTATCTAATATGACCGCAAGGGTCTTACCATTATCGTGGTTCTTAAGGCCTTTTACGTTCTCTAAAAGAAACATCTTAGGATTCTTTTCTTTGAGTATCCGAGCAATCTCAAAGAATAAGGTACCTCTGGTGTCCTCAAAGCCTAATCGCTTACCTGCAATACTGAAGGATTGACACGGAAATCCACCAAAGAGAATATCATGGTCGGGTATGTCTTTAGCATCTATCTTGGTGATGTCGCCATGCGGCTTGATACCATGATTGGCTTCATAAGTGATACATGCATACTTGTCTATCTCAGAGGCAAACACACAGTGACCGCCCAGTTCTTTTGCTGCTTCATGAAACCCTCCGATTCCTGCGAATAAATCAATAAAGGTGAATTTCATAAAATCCTTATTCACCCTAAAATAAGACTCACTTAATTCCCCGCTTACTTACGACACGATATTCCTTAGTATCTTTATTAATTTTAATAAGTTCGCTGTGATCATAACCATGACACAAACACCAGCATTGCTTTGTGATTTCATCAACTCGAACTGCGCACGTTGGAATTGGTTCTTCAAAATAAAGCTCAAAGATCATAAATTTCCTTACTTTGGTTGCGCACAACCCGTTACGTAGTTGTTTTGCAGTATCTCATGTACTGGCTTGATGGGCATTGAAATAGCGGCTGCTTTGGGTAGGAGTATGAAGATGATGATAATGAGGGTCATTTATGTTCTTCTGTATAAGATTTTCTAATCATTTTGCTCAATTGTTTTCGTTTTAACTTTCTTTCTTTCTGTTCTTTATCAACATCTTCAGGATTTCTTTTTAAGATAATATTTTTTTCATCAATATCAGTAAAAAATGGTTTCCAGATATCATTCATTTATCGTAGGCCTTTTATATTTATTGGGGTGATCGCAAACTATGAAGGCATCAAACGTCGAGGGGCGACATTGATTATAATGTTCTCTTTGCATGCAATCCCTACAATACATTTTTGAATAATCTGGACATAAAGGACAATCTTCTACTTTGCTTTCTTCTATTCTTTTCCAATAAGATTTATATTCTTCGTTCGTCATTTATCCCCCAAGGGTGGTTGCGGGAGCGGTTGCCAATATGTGATTTCTTCCTCTAATTCCTTTTCATAGAAAAAATCGGCATAAACTCCACAGCATCCTTCTTGATCAAGCCATTTCCACCATTTGTTTTCTTCGCTTAAATAACTTATTGCTATAAATGGGTAACCTGTTTTCTTACCATAAATCAGAACTTCTTTATTTAATTCAGGCAACTCCTGGTTCACCGATATCCACTTCATTCATCCCCCTTCGGTGGTTCTATTTCAGCCCAATATATGATTTCTGAGACATAAAATTGAGTACAACAACAGCCCGTATACCATCTGATATCTTCGGGATATTTATCTTTGTGTATTTTAGCCCTGTCTCTATTTGATTTATTGGTATCATAGCGCCACGAAATGTTATATGAGTCTGATTTACCATCAGTAACAATAACAGAAGTTTCTACCTTAGGCAGCCTTTCGCTTACTTTGATCCACTTCATAAAGTAACCAGATTGTTATAACGTCTTGATCTCAAAACATCGCCCCCTTTTGAAGGCATTCCTTTTGCCATTATTTCAAATCTTCGACCAATAGAGCCAGGTATACGGATAATACCCAAGCGTGAGAATCCCACAATTTTCATTATTTCCTGGTAATCCTTTAAATTAACCCAGTTCTTTGAAACATTTAAAAGTCTATTATCAAAACTTGTTTGAACTATAGGAGGTATGTTCACATTAATCCTTCTTACAGCTACTAAAATGTACCGCCAAGGTGACTCCTGCTGTTACGATGGAAGCTATTATAGCCGATACACTGTTACTGACAATCATGCGTCTGTTGTGTCGGTGCTTGGGTATCGTGTCTTCAGAGCCTTCAGTGCTATTGGCTGGTGTGCTTGGTGTGTCTTTTCTATCTTGAATATGTATATGAATTTCTTGACTGGGGGTGCGTCTAACATTCAAATCACTTTGTGCATCACACCGTGGGATGGGTACGCGTAACGAATCAGTTGATGGGGTATCACCTCTGTGTACTACCACAACCCCAGGAAAGTCCTGTGACCTGTCACGTTCAATAGCGGGCATATCAACGAAAGTAGACTGTCGTAAAGCCTTGGGGGATTGCATGGCAGGCATAGAACAACATATGCAAAGGGATATGAACGTTTTCATGCAGCATCTCCTTATAGTGTGCACGATAAAACTAATTGTCCTTTAGATTTTAAGTCATTGCTAAAAACTATGCCATACAATGGTTTTTCATTAAAAGATCGTGTATCTAACACATTTTTTTTCTTAGTTACTATAATACGTGCATTGCCAATAGTGCCAATTTCTTTGGGATGTGCATAACATCGCTTAGGGTAATCTTTAATGTCTATAAAGCCTTTGCACTTTTTTATAGATTCAACAAGTGAATCGGGAACTTCTGCATAATAACAATCTTTAATAGGAGCGCATCCATACTTTTTATTGCACGATATGAGCGGGACATCATTTTTAAGCAGTAATACAATTGCCTCTTCAAAATCTTTCCGTGTTATTTCTGTCGGAAAGTCTTTAGATACGCCACCAGACGCATGAATTCTTTGTATCGTATTTATAATCTTCATAGTTATTTCCAAAAATTAAATAGGTTCTTCTTGCGTGGTTTACGCTTTATTATCAACTCAACCGGTTTACCTAATGAGCCATCTTCATTGGGTTCTTGTGCCATAAGTTCTTGAGCCTTCTTTACAATAAAGTGCATCATCTCTTCATCGTTGACGATTATGCAATACATATCATCATTATAACTGTAGCAGACTGAGTATGTTGATGTTACGCCATTAACAGGCCCCAGCATGTATAATCGTGACTTATGTGACTTAAGATGCTCGAAGAACATCATGGTACTGATGTATATTTTTCTCAATGTACCTCAGCATTCTGATTAGTCTTTCTATAATCTAAAAGATCAGCCTTTAAGTCAGGAATATTATCAGCCTCCCAATAGCGATCATGTTCCATAGAAAACGCCACTACAAGGCACTGAACAATACTGATTCTGTCGCCCAGGTCAGCATATATTTGGCAACATAAGTCCTTTATATCCCGATTAAATTCTTTCATTGCGAGTAATCCCCGTAACTGTTCAACATTCATGACTGGTAATTCCTCGGATACCATACGCATTGCATCATTTACCTCGGAAGCGACTGCAATCATGTTCTTGTATTCAACCATATTTTTCTCGGCCACTGCTTTTCTCATGCGTATTTTGGCATCATGCATGGTTTGTGCTGCCGATAGAATAAACTCTTTATGCTTTGCATAAGTCTTTTTTACATTCATTTCACCACCAAGGTTTATTGCTATGATACGAATTGGTATTAGTTGCATAATTTACACGATTGTACTGTGCGGTAATATCAGCAGCAGTCATACCTTCCTTTATAGTAGGTAAGGCTAAGGCCATATATCTCAAAGCGTCAGCAGTATGGCTATAATCATCGTGAACAGGCTCATCAAGATAGCGATTAGTCTTTTCATCATACTTTTGACGATAGTTCTCTAATGTCTTCACGACGAACTTACATTTGTTCTTATCAATCCAGAGCTTAGGCAGCATGCACTTTACGTTCTCTATGCCATCCTCAAAGTCTATATTGATAGGATCAGCAAATTCAATTCCTAAACGCTTGTATATTTCCCGCCTGGTAACACCAAATCCAGGGTCACGCACCATAATATCATGAGGTGGGTAATGTCCCCGTTTAGCATAGACATAAGGCTTGTCTTGTACGACACGCGCAAAGTGATCGATAGAGCGGTTTGATGAACTGTAATAGTCTATAAGATTTATTCTGTTCTGATTTGGAGTTTGTTGCCACCATAATATTACCGTCGGATCATTCATACCTAGGTCCCAACTGGTATATACTTTACCTAACGCAGGATCATATGGCACGTCGGTTATTTGATTGTTTTCATACATCTGTTCAAGGAGATGACTATAGTACGATCCGTCTTGACCCTGGTCCCAATCGCACAGATATTCTTGCTTGGCTCTATCTAAACTGATCTTGCCTTCTTCTACATCCTTTAGTACATCTTCCCACTTGAGAACACCCGTATCGTGTATTGTTTTTAACTCCACAAACCAAGCAGGATTGTTCTTATTCTTGAACCATAAGTCATAGTACCAGTTATGGCCTCTGGGTGTGCTCAGGACGATACAGGTTCCACGGCTGGCCATCAGGATAGGAGTTAAATACGCATAGCATGCTTGGCCTCGTGGTTGAGTTGAATATTCACTGAATACTGCATAGTGAATGTTATTACCAATAATTGTTTCATCGTAATTATCACTTCCAATTATACGGAACACGCTGCCGTTTTTTAGAATGATCTGTTGTGTCTGGTTATTTAGTTCCTGTATCGCTTCATTAGGTATCGCAGATAATATTCTATTACCGTCAATATCACGCGCATCCCATAAGATACGTCTACCTGAAGCGGCGGTTTTAAATATGTATACTACTACTATAGGACGAGAGAGCATTAAAGGTACTAATCCATTAAAGCACATATAATCTTTACCAGCGCGCCGGTGGTATACCGCTATAAGGTTCTTATAACCATCAACGCATAAAGCCTTAAGGAACTTCTTCTGGTATTCCCTGGGTTTGAACGAGTTGATCTCCCTGGGTAGTTGGTTCATTGGGTTCATCACTAAGCTCCTTGATCCATGAGCATGAAAATGCTTGTTGGCTCTTAATATACTCTGCTACTTTCTTACTGATACGTTCAATCATATAGCCCCTATAGTCTCCATCAAAGACAGGGAGCATAGCCAGTACATACGCATGGTGTAGTTCTCCTGTATGCACTGCTTGTTTTAAATTAAGGTGGCAGATAGAGTTTGCCAGCTCTACGCATTCAGCAAAGAACTCATTCTCATGTTTTACCTTAAAAAACCGATAGGGGCTTATACCCTTGGATACGGGAAACTTCTCTATATAATATGAGTCTGCATTACAGGACCATTCTACCATCTCAACAGCGAGGGTGTTTTGTTCTTCCTTATCTTTGCTCATATGGCGAAGGCCTTTGATTTGGTTTACCACGGGGACATGTTTATTTAATACAGTGGTCAATGAGTCCATAACCGCTTCTCGTCGAGTAATGCGCGCGCGTTCATTTAGTAGGATTTTAGGCCTTTTATTATCAGACATAACTGTTTCCCTAGGCGACTACTTCATATAATAGAAATTCAGTGCGTGGTTTATCGGTCCATAGTTTTTTAGCAAACAAAGAACATATCTGGCCAGGATTGTTGATAACTTCTACTTCTAAAGCTACTTGTTCTACAAATTGTACTAAGCGAGTAAGTTGTGGGATTACGCCATGAGGTCTATTGATAAGAAATGTCTCGTTCTTGTAGTGATACGGTAGATAGAACTCAATATTAAGGAACAAGGGTCCTTCTAATTGCTTAGTAGAATCACAGGCATTCTGTAAATTGTTGCGATAGCTGGTAATAGCAGATTGCATGGTATTCCAGGTGGTACGCTGTGTATGTCGTGACTTAAAAAAAGGCATGGGATCCCCTTCAATAGAAAATTGAAAAGGATCCTTGGAGCTTCTTGGTTCAAAGTTGGGCTTCATAAACTTCTTATAAATACTCATGTACTATTCTCCCGTTTACTATTGTTCTGTTTTCTCCCGTGTAGCATACTCTTTTACCGCTTGTTCAACAATATCAGAAAGTGTTGTTTTACGATCTTTAGAGCGGCGTGCATACCATAAGGCAAGAATCTGTTGATAGGTCTCTTGAGATATATAGGTCTGTAGTCTTTGTTTACCGAGATTATTCATAAGTTCCTTTGTCATTACACTGGTTACAAGTTGTACTATCATGATTGTTTACTTCTATACAATAGCCATTTTCATCATGGCAGTGCTTACCGTCGTTATTGTGATATGATTCGCATGCTCGTGCTTTGCATAAAATTCGTGTCGGTCCGTTTTCAGAGTGTCCGCAGATACTACAAAAAAACATAGCAGTCTCCTAATCGTTTTCATGTAAATGTCTGATGTGCGCTTCATGACAATTTGCAGAACAAAAGATTACTGATCCCATAGCAAAACGTCCGTCTTGCAATTTGATGTATGTGTTATAAATCTTGCCACAATTAATGCATCGGCTGTTGTGTATTGGTTCTGTTTTTTTTGTGAGTGCCATAATTGACTCCTGTATGTATGTGGTTATGTCTTTTTCTAATCATATAATACCACATACATACATAGAGTCAAGTAGTTTTGTATATTATTCTATAAGATCATCTTCACGATAAAGATCATAGAATAGGTAGGCAAGAAGCAGGCTATTACAAATGGTGAGTAAGAGAATTATTTCTAGTATCATGATACTTTTTCAAAAGTTATGTCCCGCCATCCATCTTCATCTGGATTACTGTAAGTTATTACAGAAGGTTTATAGTGAGATGCGTAATTTTTGAGCGTTCTAGAAGCATCCCAATAAATGTATGCAACAAACAGCATAAAACCTACCAGCATAGACAACATAAAAAAAGCGACTGCCGCAAAGAATCCATCAGAGAATGTCATAATAAAACCTTTCTACGTCTTTCATCTTCTGCCATTATACGTTCACGATGTTCCGCATAATTAAAACTGAACGGATCCCAATCATGATACGATGAATAATTTTTTAGTTCCAACTGATTTGAATAAATTTGTATCCAGTTCGAAAATCTTTTGCCGTCGTCAGTCTGTATCCATTCCTGCCAATCCTGTTGAGCCTGAGGGTAATTTTGTGCAAATTCTTCGAGCTTTCTCATAACATAAAACTGAGAGCGCTTACCTTCTGAAAAGAGCTTATGAGCTTTTCGTGAAACTACAGTTGCAATTTGATCTTTAATCGAAGAGGGAACCGTATCATTTCCGTTTTTGGAGTTTGCGACAGAGTCGCTTTTGGGATTAACCTTCAAAGACAAAAATGGGATTGTTTCAGTAAGGTTATGCGTTTCTTTGTACTTAAACCACAATTGCCAATCGATTTTTAGATTATTCTTTTCGCAATAATCTTTTGCCAAGTAACAAAAGAGTCTCACAGGCTCTTTTGTTCTTGCAAGTTTCATTTGTGCATCTGCATAGATTAGTGCTTCATCAGGATAAACACCCATCTTTGCTTTGCCATGCTCTGTAAATTCGACATGCTTCATGTCAGGTAGGTTTCTCATTACTAAATCCTTTTTTCTTTTTTCTCTTTTCTTTTCATGCCTTACCCTTACCTTTTTCCTTACCGCTTTTTGGAAAGGAAGGAACCTTAAGGTAGGTAGGTAAGGTTTAGAAATATAATTCTTAACTAAACTACTTTCCTGGAATAATTCTGTTTGAATAGATGAGCTTAAACAAGAGAATTTAATCTGTACTGTAAAACCTTGTTTATGCGAAACTTTATAGCTGGGATCATCACTTAATTGCTTATAAATAATGGTGACGTATCGTTCAGATACATTAAATAAATTGGCAATAGTTGAACGGGCTTTTGTAAATTGCCCTTTATCTCTTATTGTCTCTTGTATGTGTTTAATTATAAGGTTCTTTTTAGCAGGCAAGCGAATACGAGAATCATCAGGATGATAGTTTTTTCGTAATTTGCCTTGATTTATCGATGTTTTTATAGTATTATTCATATCGTTCATTTATATAAAAAGGTGATGGCTAAGGCGGTCACCTTTTTCATTTTATAGCCCACTTTTTAAAGGTCGTCCAAACACAGTAAAGAGGTGGGCTTTTTTATTTCAATAACGAAACCGAGACTAACATTATTATTTGTTCTTCTCAATCTTTTTCAGTAGTGGCAAGCCTGTTCTTACGTTCTCGCTTATGGTATAACCGGCAGGCAATAAACTCAATACATATTCCTTGTCCAATTTTCGCGAGAACCAATAAATAAGCTGCTTTCTCTTACCCGCAAGCTCCACTATCTTACTATGCAAGTAATATGTTTCATTTGTCTTCTTGGATTGAACCGTAAATGCTGTCATGCTTTTCCTTTTATAATGGTTTAAATCGGGTAAATCTTATTTTATTTCCATATTCAGATATCTTTTTAAGTTTTTCTTCATCTATGGCTTTTTGCTTTTTATATTCAGGATCAAGTAATTTTATGTTCTCCTTTAGGGTTTCTATCTGGTATGTAACTTTCTTGAGATCATCAATATAACAATCCAAATCTTGTTCTATTTGGTCGCATTCTTTTAAAAGTTTCTCAATGTCCGACATCATAGTTTTCCTTTTTAGTTATCCATCCAGGTTTTTCACAAAACAATTCAAAGCTATGCTTATCGCAATGGCGTATCACTACACGTTTTGTATCACATTGGATAAAATATTTTTTATGCTTAGCTATAAATTCATCAGTTAATTCATAATAAAAATCAATAGGGTAAACTGAAATCCATTGACCGTCATTCGTACAACGTGGCTTGTTGCATTTTAGGGGATGTTTTTTCATAAAAGACTCATAAAGTATAAAAAAATCATAATCGCCAAAGAGCAAGCATATATCTGAAACACAATGCCATAAAAATAATGCTCTGATTGAATGTTTGATTCAAGGGCAGGGTTATGAAACCTCTTACATTCATGTGCAATAAACCATATTAATACGAGTTCTATGCTATATATGAGCCACCTCATATTTGATTCTTCCTATCTACAAAATCCTTACACTTCAGTTTCCACATCGGACACCTTTTTTTTATTTTTTTTCTGTAATTCAGGTCGTTGCAGCCATGTTTGATACATAGCTTCAGCCCATTCATATATTTCCATCTTCTCTTTAGTAGCAATAAAGTGTGGCCATGCCAAATAAATAGGCCTTAAAATAAACATAATCTCGTAAATATGTGGGAGATATATGCCACGAAGTGATTCATTCTGATGTCCTGTATAATAACCTTCTAATATCACCATGCATCGTAAAGCGGCTGACCAACAGGTAGACATATAGGCACACTGATGTGGTTGGGTATCGTATGGTATCTGATTTTCTTTTTTACGTGGGGTTAGTTTCTTTTTGGTTACTGGTTTCTTTTGTGACTCATTCTTTGTTACTTTTTTCATCATCTTCCACTAATTTCTCTATAAGATTTCTAATACATTTGTACGGGATTGAATCTTTATCAATGCTGTTATCACAGGTGTAATAACCTGTCCCCATATTTTTCCCATGAAACATGATAGATTGTTTTTTTGAAGGCAAAGTCCATGCATAGAAATTTTCCAATATACGCTTGCAGCTATCACAAAGTTTCATCAACATCCCTTATTTTTGACCTGCGTCCAATTTTATCTCTTTGTCATAGAAATACCTTAGTGCTATACAAAAAATCTTACTGGGGCCAATTTTGGCATATGCATTTTCATTAAGTTGTTTTTCAAGATCATCCAACATTTTATTTTCCACTTCAGTTAAATAAACAGAAAGAGTTCGTCTTTGTTTGCGCATAGTAACTACCTTACATTATATTGACATTGAATATATTATATGTTAACATGCTTTTAATAAATATCAAACATAAGGGGTAAATATGGAAAATAGATTTGGATTTGATACCAACTTTTGTATTGTGTGTTCTGAAGAAGATTGTAATGACATACGATGCCAAGATCGCATCGATGACATAAATCCAGAAGTAATTAGAAAAAGCATGGAAGAATTAATTTCAGAAATTTGGGGCGATTAATGTTAAGCGTAACATCTGATGGAAAATTTATAGATCAAGAATTAGCAGACAAATTAGGCAGAACGCCAGAGTTTTCTGAAGTTATGAAAGCTATAGGAAAAGTTCAGCGATCCATAACCATTGTAAAAAATAAACAGGGTCATAATTATAAATATGCTGACTTTGCATCAATCTTAAACATATGTTATGAATCATTCGCTGAACAAGAATTAGTATTATCACAACCAATGTGGGAAGACGAACAAGGACGCATGACATTAAAAACTATTTTAATGCATATCCCTTCAAGCCAATGGATAAGCTCAAAAATGGTTTTCCCTGCATTAAAAGGAACTGAAAAAAACGATTGCCAGGCCATAGGTTCTATACAAACTTATTGGCGAAGATATTCCTTGCTTAGCCTTATAGGGTTGGATGATGAGGATGATGATGGTAAGAAGGCAGAAGGTTACTCCATGCCAACCTACCGTACCCCATCCCAGCCCTATAGCGCTTCTGAATTTATTAGCGAAAAACAGGTTGATTTCTTACGAGCACTAATGAATAAATATCCTGAACCGGCAAAGCGTTTACAGGGTATAGAACTGAGTAATATTAAAAAATCTGAATTCAATGGTATATTGTCACTATTTCCCACCAACTAATCTGTAAAACAGGAGAGTCATGGAAGTTTCCAAAACCCCATCGATTGCTAAAGTAACCAAGAAAAATGAATATATTGCTCCATCAGTAATTCATGAACAACTTGCTAAGATTCATGAACAGCTCCATGCTATCTTCATACAATTGCCTAAAGGAGAAACAGAAACATCCTTTCGAGTACGATTGTTAGAAAAAAAAGTAGATGATCTGATTGCACATATGAAAAAGCCTTGGTACAAAAGGTAATGAAATGGGTGAAGTACAAACGATAGTACGATATGGTCCACCAAGTAATCTGGATAAACATCCCTATGGTACTCGCATTATTGTCTATAAAAACAATGTAGAAACAATATATGATCTATGGGTTCAATTAAGTAACCATGACGAACCCAATTGGGAATATATGGGAGAATTCAGGAAGGATCATAAAACTACTGTTGAAGTATATCCTGTAGAACCTGATTAATTAAGTTTAATGCACTGCTGCGAACGTTTTTGCCCTCGCTGTTATATTTCAACGAGGGCAGGAAAAGAGAGAACAAGCAATCTATAAATATTCTATAATCCAGATTTCACCACGACCTCCATCTCCACCAGCTCCGGAACCTACGGTAGTACCACCGGAACTGAGACAAGCACCGCCGCCACCGCCACCGCCCCCTCTTGTACCACCATTCCCTCCTGTGCCGCCACTTGATGCGCCTGCGACGTTGCCTGAACAGGCACCACCACCACCACCTGTGCCACCACTAATGTATGCTGCTGGGGATAACGAAGAGCCATCAGCACCGTTGCCTCCATTGGCAGATGCAGTTGTTCCCGCTGTGCCGCCTGCTAATAAAACAGTAGCACCTTGAGATATTGATGCCCCTGCTCGTCCTTGGCCATTCCCGCCGAAGGTCGTTAGATAGATACCACCTGCACCACCACCGGTTGCACTTCCGCACAAAAATACTGGCGTAGGGCTTGTTGCCCCAGTATTAACTGCTGAGGAAGCCGAACCGGTTAATGAAACAAATCCTCCTAGACCACATGAGTTGCCTACACTCGGAGTAACTGCACCTGTTACAACTCTACCACCAGCACCAAGAGTACCTGTTCCTGTAACAACAATTTTTGTACCAATTGAAGAAGCTCCGCCATCAGTTCCTGGGTTACCATTACTGGTATCAGTTGTCTGTGATGCGCCACCTGTACCGCCGGCACCGACCGTAATGGTTTCAGGTGATGCAAAAAATGTAGCCTCGGCATATCCTACAAGAAAATTTGTATTGCCGCCGCCGCCACCAGAAGCAGCGTTATTAGTACCTTTAGCACCACTTCCGCCACCGCCGCCTCCTGACCATACATAATATTCCACCCATCGGGTATTCTCGTTTTTAGTCCAGGTATCATTGGCGGTGTATTTATTCACAATAATAGTTGGTTGTTTATAGCTCATAGTATCTCCTCAATATATTTCGTAACTGCTACCATTAAAGATTACTGATATTGCTTCATAATCTGCGGTCATAGCATATGATGTAGCTCCATCAATTAATACAACTCCACCAACGGTAGTAACCGTAATAGCATTGGTATTGGCCGATCCAGTTGAATCTTTTATGGTAATATATCGTCCTGTTGATGGGGCGTTAGGAAGTTGTATTGTTATAGTTCCACCTGAACAGTCTACTCCTAAAAATTGATCTGCTGCTTGTACCACATATGGGGTTGTATTAACTGCAGTATAGGTTAAGGCACTTCCAGGAATTGCCTGTGAACCAAGTTCCCCTGCTGCATTGATAATAACCATCTCGGTAGCACCTGCTGGCGTAACTCCGAAAACGTTTTCAATACTTTGTATATCGAGTGATCCATCTACTTTTAGGGCAGTTCCAGCATTTGGACTAAAAATTTCAACATTACCACCATCCGAAATAGTCATCCGTGGAGACAATGAGTTAGTTGCATCAGAACGGGTTGCAAAGGTTAGGTTTGCAGGTATTTTACCAGCAGCAATCGTGCCCGTAGATGTTGATGATATATATGATCCAATAAATTCTTGTGATGCACTATCTGCGCCAATAAAAGCAAAAGTTCCAAGTGTATCCCCCGAAACAATTGGACCTAATGCACGATTTTTTATTAGTGAAGTATATGCGCCATTGGAGTTATTTTGTGTATTAATCGCTATAACACTAGAACCAAAAACAGTTAAAGTTGAATCAGTTGCTCCAACTGTACCCGTATCAGACTCGGACTTTGCAATAGCTATAAGACCATCATTAGTAATAACCATTCTTTCTGTAAGCGGATTTACTGAATTAGGCTTTGTCCAAAATGTAAGATTTGCTGGTACGTTTCCAGCTGATATGGTTCCAGTCGATACCGATTTAATTTGTGCACCAACACCAAAACCAGCACCAGTAAATCCTTCCCAATTTAAAGTACCAATTTCGTCACCTGATATAATAGATATACCTGGCCCACTACTTTTAGCGATAGTTGCTGCAGCTCCTGTGGTGAGAACTGAACGATTATATGCTATAACTGATCTACCCAATATAGTAAAAGTAGCTACTGGGCTTGTTAAAGTACCAGTATCATTGTCTGCCTGCTGTACAACACATACACCACCTTCACTGATAGAAAATCTTTGTGTTACAGCTGCCAATGAGTCAGGTTTGGTCCAAAAAGTTAGATTAGCAGGAACATTTCCCGCAGATATAGTGCCAGTTGATGTAGAAGAAATTCTTGCACCAATTCCAAACCCACCCCCTGTAAATCCTTCCCATGTAAGAGACCCAATCTGATCACCTGATATAATTTGAATTCCTACACCACTACTTTTAGCAATCGTTGCAAGACCACCATTACTGGTTACTGATCTATTATAAGAAATAATAGAAGAACCTATGGTTGAAAAGGTAGATGTCGGAGTTCCAATTGTTCCAGTATCATCATCGGCTTGGTTAACAACGGTAACACCGCTTGATGAAATAGCCATTCGTAGCGTTTGGGGAGCAGACGTATCGTCTTTTGCAGTATAAAACCGTAAGTTAAAAGGTATTCTATCAGCACCGATAGTTCCTGTTGAAACTGCTTCTATTCCTAATTTAATTGATAAAGTGCTTGTCGAATCCGCACCACCAAAATAAATTCGCCCTAAATTATCACCCGATACTACAGGCGCGCCACTTAAAGAACGCGCCTTATTAAAAACTAATTCTGGAGCTACTGTACTCGCAGCTCCATTATTGATAGAAAAATTATATGAGGTTAATGCTAAATTATTTAATATAGGCATAGTACTCCTTACACCACGTTAAGATTTGCGAGACCATTAAATATCGTCCAACGAAGATTCGCATCAACGCATATTAATTCTGCGCAATCTGATCCCTGTAATGCAGCAACGCTACCACCAACCCCTAATGTTGTATCAAATCCAACATAACTAATTTGTTGGCCTGCTGCTTGTGTAATAGTCCACAAATCAGAATCTCCGATAATTCGAATAACATCACCAACAGCAGATACAGGTGGTAATAGGAGATTAACAGGAGCACCCGCTTGAATAATATATTGAGTATTAGGACTCATCGTAATACTGGTAGTAACTATTACTGTTGCTGTAGGTATACCGCCAGAAGTTGATCCTAATTGTCCGGCAGAATCAATAACAACTATTTCTGGAGACGCAACTGCTGGAGTCACATTATAAACTCCAGCCATGAAGGCTCTATTCTGTTGTCCTAATCCAGTTCCCTGTGTGCCTATTCTTATTGTGTTATTTTCAGCAACAACACCAGCCGAAGATAATAATATGTTTGAAGTTTCATTATTTACGTAATTTGAAGCAGCGTCTTGACCAATCGCTATGTTATATCTACCAAAAAGAAGCGTATCTAAGGCACCTACTCCGATTGCAATATTAGCATCTGTTGTTGCATTACCATTGTAAATAACTAAAGAACCAGCACCGATAGCAATATTGTTGTTAGTACTAATCGCAAGGGCTAATGTTGAGCTACCTATAGCAATATTACTACCAGATGTTGCAGCAGAACCTAATGAGTTGAGACCCATTGCAATATTGCCGGACCCACTTGTTAAAGCATCCCCCGCACGCCACCCAATTACTACGTTGGCTTGGCCACTGGTAAGCGTATTTAATACATTGACCCCCACACCAACGTTATTAACACCTGTTGTAAGTGCAGGTAATGAACTTCCTAATATCAAATTAGTTGTTCTATTAAAATCTAACGTTTCTGTTCCTGCAGTTCCCGCAAATTGTACGGTACTATTAGCAGTCACTATATTAAAGTTTCCTGCAACAGGAGATTGTGCGCCACCAATATTGCCGGTAATTGTTAAAATAGGAGCGCCACCAGCATTAGTTCCAAGTTTACCAGTATTATCAATGACAACGACGGCATTAGTTGCACCAACGGCTGTGCCATAAATATTAGCTATTCTAGTCGTTGAGGCATCTGCAACGACGCCAGGCAATCCAATCGCAATATTATTAGATTCAATAGTATAATTGCTACCCGCACCCGATCCTATGCAGATATTATCTGATCCGGTAGTGAGAGAATCGCCAGCAAATTTACCAAGAGCAGTATTATCATTACCAGTTGTTACGTTTGTTAATGAAAATGATCCGATCCCTGTATTAGAGTCACCCGTAGTAAGGCCTAAAAGAGTATTCCTACCAACCGAAGTATTATTGATCGCAGAACCAATCGTAAGGGTAGTATTACCGGCATTTTCACCAACAAATGCATTATTGGTACCAAAATTACTATAGGTTGCAGCAATAAAGCTTTTATTTTGTTGTTGTAACCCAGCGCCATAGGTTCCGATTCTGATTACATTAGTTTCACCTAATGTTCCTAATATTCCATGACCGATAATAATATTAGAATTTTCTGTTCCGGTATAATTGTTTCCGGCAGCATCTCCTAATAAAATATTTGCCACAGCACTTGGTGCATTCGTAAGCGCAGCACTTCCCAATGCGATATTTGAAACCCCATTAGTAAGACTAGCTCCAGTTAATGAACCTAGAAGTATATTACCTGCACCCGATGTAATAAACTTTCCTGCTTGAAATCCTATTGCTACGTTATCAGCAGCAGTAGTTGCCGCATTTAAAACTATTGAGCCTACCCCAACGTTACGTGCGCCGACACCAAGGCTTGGTAGTGAACTACCTAAAACAAGATTGGTAGTTCTATTAAAATCCAGTGTTTCAGTTGCAGCAGTACCAATGAACAATACTGTAGCGTTGGCTGTTAATAAATTAAAATTGCCTGCAACAGGTGATCGAGGCACTCCATCATTACCAGTAATAGTATCAATAGATGTGCCACCACCCGCCTGTGTACCAAGCTGGCCAGTATCGTCAATAATAACTCGTGCTATAGTTGCGCTTCCAGGAGTGATGCCATAGATTCCTGCTATATTGCATTTATTTTGTTGCGCAAGTCCAGCACCTTGTTGCCCTATGCGAATCCAATTAGCATCGCCTACTGTTCCTGTATTTCCTAGAACCAGATTGCTGTTTTCAGTAGTATAATTGGTACCCGCATTGATTCCTAATGCAGTATTTGAAGTTGCCGTTGTTATATCTGATAAAGCACCAGAACCAACTGCAGTATTGAAAGTTGCAGTTGTTGCCAATTCTAGCGCTCCGGAACCAACTGCTGTATTTTCATTACCTGTAGTCAATATTTCTAATGATGATGTTCCAATTGCAGTATTATTTGCTCCTGTTGTTATAGCAGCACCGCTACTATCTCCAGCACAGGTATTTGCGCCACCGGTAGTCAATGCAGATAAAGAAGAAGTTCCAATACCTAAGTTACCAATTGAAGAACCAGTATTAAGAGTAAAATTACCTGCATTTTGTCCCAAAAAAGTATTTTGAGTTCCATATGCATGCAGAAATCTATTGTTGTTTATATAAACTGATCCTATTGGTCCAAAAATTGGATCGGGCGCAGCAGTAGTTGGCATTAAGACCGCTGTTGCTATAGCTCGCGAGTTATTAAAACCTGCCATGAAACCTCCTATGAAACAAACGTCCAGAATGACGTAGATTTCCAATTAATTGTTAAGCCAGCAACACCAAATATCAGTATGTCGAATGAATTTGGACCACTGACATTGACTCCAGCAACAGCAGATGCAGTATTAATTGCAGGTTCTGCGAAGAATATTGAGTTATTAACACCAATTAATGTTGCTGTGGCGCCATCAGTCCGAACTGTTGCAAATATTTTCCAGCCTGCACCAGAAGGAGTAGTAGCATCATAGGCAGCTACTCGTGCCTCTATTTCATACACACCAGGAGTTGCACCAAGATCAAGTGCAAGTAAAAAATCCGGAACAAAACCAACTGTTGTTGCTGTATCTGTCGAAGAATTAGGATTTACAATCGTTAATGTATTAGTGGCAGCATTGTCTAAAACTCGCGTAATTTCATTGTCGCCAACAATATTAATATTTCCAAGACCATTGGGTGGTACGGGGGTAGGTCCACCACCCCCAACATCTATATTTCCGGTAAGAGTAAAGACTCCCGCTGGTGGTGGTACTGGACCACCACTGCCAATACTTGTCAGTTGTGACATTATTCACCTCCATAAGCAAGTGATAAGGTAACGTCACCTGCGGTTCCAAGAACACCAGGAAAACGTACATACACAATATCACCAGCAGATAATGACCATGCTTTTGAACCTTGTTGGGTTCCTGTCTTATTACTAGTTATGTCATTTACAAATGCGCGACCAGCAACAAGTTTTCCATGATCATCAATACCATTAAGGCTGTAATATATAGGTTGATCAGTATCGTTGGATAAAATCCACTGACGTGCAGGATATATCAGAGCTGCCTCGCCTGCATAATTAGGTGCTCCTACAGGAACTATCATAGCTCCAGCTCCGGTAGATACGTTGTAATTTGCAGGAATAGCACCGAATGCAAGCACACGCATAGGCTCCATGGCATAGCGAGTGGATTGAATGCTAATTACCATTCTTCACCTCTGTTTCTTTTGCCATAGATGCTTTAGACATATCATAAACATTAAGCATCAATTGGATGGTTGCATTGAATGCTTCCTGAAACGTTGCATTAGCAGGACAGGAGAAAATAAATTTGTCATTTTCAGTTTTTACTTCAAAAACAAATCTTTGTGATTGTGTGGTTTCAGTTTCTTGTACTGGTGTAACTGTGTTTACTGGTTCCATAGTTTTCCTTTATGGTTAAAATGTTTGGCTTAGATTACTAAGCTAAACAAATAGTGACTAGGTTCAGGCCGCACAAGTTACGTTAGTCCACGCACCAGCGGCCGTGGCTATATACATACGTTCAGTTGCGCCACCTGCGTCAGTTCTTATGTACAGATCACCAATATGTAATGCCAATCCGTTAGCAGGAGCACCTGCACCGGTATAAACATAAACAGGTCCAGGAAGTTGAGTAATTGGAGATGCAAGGACAGTTCTGTTTCCTGCTGTTGAAGAACCGATCGTGGTTACGTGAGCTGCTGCCCCGGTAGATATATTAACTACACCAGCACGGGTACCAGTCATAACGTTTGCAGTCTGTGTTCCAGCAGTACCATTACCCGCAAGAATATTAACAACAGAATTCGCACCAGATGCACCCGACGCAATGTCTATTGATTGAGCAACTGTATTTGCTCCGTTACCAATGTTGATATCATTACCAGAAGCGCCATTTGCTAGATTTATTGTTTTAACACCGGCAGCATTTGCAATATTGAGAGTTTGGGCACCTGTTCCTGGCCCAATTTCAATTAATCCCGTTGAAACACCTGTACCACCAATAGAAATATCACCAGTCGATAACGTATTACCAATAAGAATGTCACCTGTTGTTAAAACAACGCTACCTATAACAATTCCACCACCCGATGCTGAATCAATTGCTACTGTTGCTCCAGATAAGGTAGTTGTGGCATTACCTACCCAACCAAGATTTAATGAACCAGTATTTGCCCCACCACCAATTATAGTATTTTGTGCGCCAGCCGCAGTATTAATAGTAGTTGCACCGGTAAGACTAATTGGACCTGGCGTAACAGTTAATGAAGTAAAAACACCCGCTGAACCACCACCTGTTGCTAATTCAGCCCAAAGTGCAGAACCAACGTTGCCACCCATGAATACCCATAACCGGGGAACCGCTGGATTAGCTTGGTTAAGCCATTGTTGTCCATATTGACCAAAATCTTGTGCCCCAGGGTTACGGAAAGCTCTGATAATCAATGGTGCTAATTTTTGCAACCCATGATTAAAGCCATACCCAATAAGCGTTTGTTGTTGGTTTACTGACATAGTAATTCTCCAGTTATGAAGTAATAAAATTTTATTTCGTTGCCAGCAAACCACGCTACACATTTCTTTTGCAAATATTATTAATCATGTGATATAATTATGTCGTAAGAAGTTTACAGGGAGCAAAGTTTTGAAAAAGACAAAAAAACTTCTGTTATATTTAACAGACGATCAGCACAGAATTATTAAGCTCAGGGCAACTCGAATGGGGATGTCTATGTGTAATTATATTTTAGATGCTATTGCTGATAAATTTGAGAAAGATACAAATTTAGGTTGGCCTTTAGAGCAAGGGAAAAAAAATGAATGAAATAAAATATGAACAAAGTTTTTCAGGACAGTTGTATGGTACGTTTCTAGTATTTTACTTTTTATTCTGGCTCTGGCTCTGATACAAGACGATATTTCATTTGATTTGCTTGATCAAATTTTTTTGCCTCTTTATTAAATGCATTAACATCTCTTAAAAAGCCAGGAATATTTTGCTTTGATGCTTGTTTTATAGCATCTGCCCATACTTGTTTTGCTAGTTTACTATGTTTAAATAGTCTTACTACCCGGTCAGCCCGACGAGCAGCAATTGCTGCGGCCGCTAATTTACCACCCGTTGCACCTTTTAATAAATATGTTGAAGCTGGTACCAGTAGGTCAAATGATGTTTCAGTAAGAGGGTGAAGGCCTTTGGGAATATATTGCATGATAAAATTTTCAACATCTGATTTTTCTTTTAATCCACGCCAACCATTTTTAGCTAATTCATAGGGTGTCCCAAATGCTTTATTTGATTTTCCATAATTAACTATAGTTGAATCAATGTGATGCGCTAATTGTTTAAATTTATCACGTGCTTCTTTCGGCATTTTATAATCGTAACCAAGTTTATTAAATTCTTGTACGCGTTTAACCGCTTCATTCACAGGCATACGTCTATCCAACCCTTGAAATGCACCTTTAAATGCCTCAAGTTGTTCAGCTGCTACCTTTTTCCATTCAAGGGGTTGGCCATGTAATGAATCTAGAAGTTTTTCGTTTTCATTCCATAACTTACTTCCATCAAGATATTTACCTTTGCCAATGTTTTCTGATTGCGCGTAGTTTTGATGCACTAAATCTTCTATAGCTTTATTATTTCCCAGTATTCCAGGTAAAAATGAAGTTCCAAATTGTGCTATTGTTTGACCTAATGGTCCAAATCCTGCTAGTCGTGCTGTTTCTTTTCCAGCTAATCCAGTAACTGCTGGCAATAAACCTGCACGTGCTGTTTGAACGCTGGCTTTTGCTCCTGCTTTTAAACCACTTGTCGCGGCTTTAGTTAGCCCTTTAGTTAATGCACCGGGTGCTATAATATTAACTAATTCGTGGCCTAGTTTCTCAGGATAACTTTGTGGCTCAAGATAATTTGCCTGTACATTAAGAGGAATATATCTTTCTGCTTTTTGTTGTAATGATTCTTGTGTAGGTAAAATATTTGCAAGAGGTTTTGTTATTTGAGGAAGTGCCGTTCCCAATAATTCATTAAATGGCCTACCATATTTACCCGGTTGTTCAGGAATTGATTTTTGACCTTCTTCTGCCAAATAATCTGCTATCTGCGCAATATCTCCTGGTTGTCCCAAGGTACTGGTAATTGCTTTAGTTCCCAAGGCTATAGGAATGCGAACAGCAGGATTTTCTAAAAACTCTGATGTACTGTTTTTTTCAAATGGATTTGCTACTGGTTCTTCAGGCAATAAACGATATTTCATCATCCCCTCGCTTTGGATACTTTTAGCCATTCTCTGCCATTTGATATTTCTTCCGTCCCATCTTCAGCAATACGTTTGCGACCTTTATATTTTGAAGCAGGCATTTGCTCATTAGTTACCCAACCTTGAGCTGCGTCGCGACCTTTTTCAATACTATCCAAAATTTTATTGATTTCTGGTTCAGCTCGTTTCCACGCCAAAGTTCTTAAGTTATGTGGCGGAATACCAGCATGTTCCATTTCAATTTTATCTGCATATTTATCAACGATTTCTGGTATCTTTAATGCCTCTTCAGCGGTATGTATTGCATTCATAGCAGCTTCTTTGGTTGTCGCTAGTTCTGCCATACTTTCAAGCAATGTCTGCAATTTATAATCAGTCGTAGTTCCCTTTACAGCTTGTGACGCAATTCTTTTTAGAATTTTATTTGCTTCTTGCGTGGTTGAAGTCTGTATTTCTTTTGGTAATTGTGCAGCAAATCCAGTCGCAGTATTAGGATCCATAATTAATGTTTTAAGTCTTCCAAGTTCAGAACGTTGTATAGCATTAGACTCAATATCGGATTGTAATTGGTTACGCCAATCTTTTGTTTGGCTAATGCCAAATTCTTTCTGCTTTTGAAGAGTTTTAGCTTGTTCGGAAGCAGCAGTTGTTAAAGCATTGATTTGTGGTCCTTGCAATCCAGGATACTTTTTAAGGACTTCCGTAACAGGAATTCCGCCTGCTACATCAGCAGCAGCTTGCGCATAGGCTTGATTTGCCGGTCCCTTCATACGTTCTTTAAGTAATGTATTAAGAAGCGATTCTGGGGCATATTTAAGGGCTGATAATGCTTCTGGAGTAAATCCTTCACCTAAGACGCCAGACTTTTGCAATCCTTCAAGAGCCTTAAAACGTTGATTGGCTTGTTGTTCTTGTGCCATATTCTGTAATTTTTGTTCCAACAGACTTGTTACACCTGCTTGTACACCTTGTCCCAGTCCAGAACCTAATGCTTCTTGCCATGTTGGTTGTGGTTGTACTATTTGTGCCATATTAATCTCCTGATTGTGAATATGCGTAAAGACCGCCACCAGCTAACAATGCCAACAAGATAGGTAAGGTGGCAGGATTAGATGCTAATGCTCCTAGTCCTGCACTTGTTCCTAATCCACTTAGCGATGATCCCAAACCAGATAAAAGACCGGTATTGCCCAAAGCTCCTGATAATCCTAATGTTCCTGCTAATCCTGCACCGGTTCCAAGACCACCTGCAATTGCTGAACCAAAACCTCTTCCTGGAGGAGAATAGATATTTTCAGTACTTGGTTTTAGACCTAGTTGTAACATTTGAAGGAGATTTCCTACATTATTTTGACCAAACTGTTCACGTTGTTGGTTAAGCCCTAATTCAAACCCAGTACCAGCCCCTGTAAGCGCGTTTTTATAGCCAGATGAATCAGTACCACCTATTGATGCAAATCGTTCAGCCAAAAGCGGAATGGTTTGATTTTCAAAACCTCTGCGTGCTGCTTGTTCATAGGCACCAAACCCTTGTGTTGGATTTTTTAATCCTTCAAGCCCCATACCCCGTAATTGAGAGAGTAAATTTTCAATACCACCTTGTTGTTGATTACCATACAACGGTAACTGGGTAAGATTTCCCCCACCCTGTAATGCTTGGTTCATGATTTGATTGTTATAAGCCATAAGGGTTCCTCAAAGTTTTATATATTCTAATACGACATAGCAGATATTGAAGTTACTTCTATTCGATCCAGTTTTTATATAGACGTTTGTATTATCTACCCGCAAAGAAATATTCTCTACAAGAACCGATGATGCATAGGGTATGGGTATATAATTTAATCCTGTCGTATCTGAAGCACATGCGTAGATTCTTGTAAACGTAAATTGATTAGATATCGTAAGGTTATGTGGTTGCGATGTTTCGGTAGTATCAGGCAATGGCCCGTAATTCACTACCAATCTATATACCTGCCGATATTCAGGAACCTGGGGTGTATTACTGGTAAGTGCTGGATTTTGAAACCATGACTGCGAGTTTACCAATTCTTGCGTAAGGTACATGCCCGTATCTTTTAAATTGAGCACGTTACACATAAGGTTTACGTTCTGGTATAAGCGAACCAATAATTCTTTAAATTCAGGCTTAGTAACATCAACTGAATATAACTGTGATACATCAAAGATAAACGTATTAGGTACATAAGCACCAGTACTAGTTTGTTGAGCATCAAGTGCCATTACTGCAATCTCCCTACTGGGCTACAGTTGAGGATCATTGCATGAAGTTGAAAATCCTGTAGCGATGTTTCTGGTCGTATCATCTGTTCATAACTCATATAGATGCGAAACTGCATAGATGTCCCGTCTGCTTGGAAATACAACGGATGCCATACTTCTTCTTGGTACTGTTCTAAAGGATAGTAAATAGCAGGGTATGGGGTTGTTTCTAGAACGCTTGGTGTTGTGCCATATAATACACCCGCTTCGGCTGTGGTGAGTGTAGAGAGGTAGGAGGAGGAGGGGTAATAATCGACCGTCACTGCACCACCAAAGCCTGTCGCGGGATTAGGATCAGTTCTATCAATAAGGAAATCTATCTTTTGAATGTATACGTTTTTACCATCTTTACGGTATGGATTGAAATCTTTAGTGAGAATATTTATGTTTGACACACGTGCTACCGTACCACCTCCGCTATAAGTACCGCTTATTACTTCACGTGCATCTATGGTAATTGTATTAACTCCACCAACGGATACAATCTGATATATTTTGCCGTTAAGATTTGTAATATTTCCCGGAGCACTATCTTGTGCATTTTCAATTAAAACATATTCAGAGGATAGTTCTGAGTTTTCAAAGGTCGAGAGATTATGATCGTTAATTGTTAGTGTTACATTATTACCTGCAAACGACATATCGGTAATTTGTAATCCACCAACATTACGAGAGGTATCTCTATCAATAATAAATGTATAGCCTTCCTGGTTTCCGCCAATTACCTGTCTGAACTGTCCTTGCATTGCTCCCGCATTCCATGCCTGATTAAGTTCAGCCCACGTATATAATGTCGTTTGCCATGTTTGATCTGATACTTGGTTAAAATATCCAAAACAGGTAATGCTATCGGTATTAAACGACCACGCCCCTAAACGATAGTTATAAACGAATACGCGATTAGGATAGGTATCAGCATTTGGATTAGTCTGATCATCATCGGCGTACGTCCAATAGGCCATTTCTGAATAGTAATCACGGATGCCATATACTCTTTGCACGCCATTGTTTTCATTACGGATATCAAATACTTCATCTGGTATAAGTTCATCAACGCGTGATACGTTACTTCCATTACATTGATGGATACCAACGTTTCCGACCGTCATGATAAATTGATCAAAGGGAATGGAACTGAATGTTGATTCAGCACCAAGTTCAGTATTGAGTAAGTTCCATATGAACGGTTGTTGTTGGTTGCCGGTATACGCAAGTTCATAGGTGCTGCGCTCATAAGAAAATATACAACGATCTTTAATAAACTCGCATCCTACAATGGCTTCCTGTGTTTGTGAGTTTCTTAAGAACCCTGCTCCTTTATAGTTTGCCGCGTTTTGGTCATCATACCAGGCAAATGGGGAAGCATTAGAAGCATCCCCCACTTGTGACCAACGTATGCCATTTTTATAATTAAATTGTGTAATACCTTCCAATTCAGTGGTATTGGCTAATACCAATCTGCTTTTAAATGCAACGATAATAAGACAGGTTGTTACTTTATAACCGGCCGCATTGATCTGTGGATTAAAAGTATTCCAGTTGGCTCCATCCCAATATTGCATCAAATCCGCAGGATTATTATTGGTAACAAATAATAGTGTTGATGCTGTTGAGGAAGCCTGATAGTTTTCTGCCCAGAAAAATTGGCTATTACTTCCCGACCATATACCTGGATTGGGCGCAGTAGTACTAGAACCAATTCTACGCCATCCTGCGTTGGTGTATTGATATGCAAATCGTGTATCAAATCCAAGCGTAGGTAAGTCATTTATAGGGCCTGTTTGATAGGTAGGTAATCCCATAACCGGCAAGGATGGATACCATATTACTGCCGTACCATCAGGAGAGGGATCATTGATTGTGTAATTACCTGTTGTAGTATCATAGGTGCCATTAGTGAGGGGATTAGTTACTAATAATGCTCCGTTAACCAGATTGGCCGTATAGAGATTTGTTCCTACAGAGAACATTTGTCCCACAAATGTTGTACCTGCTATGGCAGCTCCAGGAACAGTGCCTGATGCGGTGCCACCAACAATGGTATCAACTTCGATAGCTAAACGAGATGTTAATTGCTCATATCCTGGAACTGCACCATCTGATGGAACCATATAGCGTGAACCAAAACGTTTTCTTATACGATCCCTGAAATGGTATGCATTCACTAAATTAGCAAAACTTTGATCTGGCAATGCCCAAGGTTTTACATCAGTTTGTAGCGTACCGCGTAGAGGGCCTATAAAAAAACGATCCATATTAAAATCCTATTGCAATGTAATCAGCCGCTACAGTAGCAGCGCCAGTAAAATTAATATTAAAACTTGCTGGAACAAAATTGGATACATATAAAACTGCTGTTAAATTAGCTGAAGTACTATTTAAACTGCAAACAACAGTTAATGGTCGTGTTGGAAAGGGTATTGCAAAATTGACAGGTGTATTTGTTGAAGCACCACTAAATGAACCCCATTGGATTATAAATCCAGAAGGAAGATATGCAAAACATGAATTACCCCGTACTGGATTTGCATTTAAACTTAAGGTAGATGCAGTCATCGGTACTTGTATAAAACTTGGTCCAGCGACATTTTTAGCAATAAATAATTCTTCTACATTAGTTAATGCCGGAGTAGAACCATATAAGCCTGGTTGAGTTAATGTTGGTGTAGGTGTAGCACCTTGGTTAGGAAATTGTATATATCCTTGATTAGGATTCAGCATTGTTCCTAATCCCCCAGAGGTTGCTGCAAAGTTTCCTAAAAGATCACCCTGCGAAGTGCGTAATCTATCAGTGGGCTGCGGAATCGTTGATTGATATGCCATAATATTCCTTTAAAAGTTACTCCAGCCAAAGAATGAACCATATCCTTGCCATGAAGAAGTATTATCAGTTTGACCACTGTAGATTGTAGGTGTTCTCTGGTTACTATATTGAACTAATGTGGTTCTTAAAACTTCACGTTTTTGCAAATCATATTCAGGCAAAATAGCTTGAATGCTTTCATTGTCTTGTTGATCTTCGAAAAACTGTTTTGCAGCGCCATAGGCAATATATTTCCACCATTGTTGTAAGAAGGGTTTATCGGTTGACTGTAATAGTTCCATAGGACGTATAAATACCTGCATATCAATTCTATACGCTTGATCAGGAACAGGGCGCAGCGTAAATACGTCATCAAAATACAATACCGCTTGTGGCCTTGAAGCATTATAGGGCACTGTTTGACTGTTTATTGGTGCTAAATTAGCTGGCGCACTGGGGAACGTAACACGATAAGCACCAGTAATATAGTTAATATTGTTATTTACATACGGTGCGAATTGCGGATTAGTAATTATATCATCGTACGGTGGGTTATTTCTTAATGGTAGTCCCGCTTGGCTTGCATTGTATGGTATTAATACCCCAAAATTAGTTGGGTTGCCTGTTGTAGCATCTAAGATTGGCACATCAATCATTGCAAGGCTTTGATTATTACTATCATACGAGCTAAAAAGCACATTATTTTGCAAAAATGGAGTATTAGATATAGTCCCAGTAAATGTTGTTGCTACTCCATTACCTGTTGAACCGACTGAAGCTATATTATTAAGAAATGGATATGATGCAAAAAATGATTCACGGCTTTGGGAAAACTGTACGTTATAACCAGCTATATAAAATGGCTGATGTACTGAAATGTATTTATTTTTGAAGTCATAGAGGGGATCATTAACATCACCCGACTCAGTTCCCGTTTGATATGTATCTACATTTGGTTTTGAATAAAACGTAAATGTAGATTTTAAAGCAAAAAGTCGTAAATGCTCCGGTAAATCATAGAGAATAAATGTATTGATGTACTCATCTATCTGAGGAGTCGATAACAAGGCTTCACTGGGCTTACGGGTAAGCCTTCTTACCTTAGTACGTATTGCTTGTAAGCTTGAATCTGCCATTGCATCTCCTAATACGGCAGTGCGTTGTGCACGGCGTTATATAAGTTACTGTTTATTCCACCAACAGGAATGACTTGTGACGGCGTTCTTGTTCCTGGAGGTGGTGTAGGGCCAGGATAGGTAAATACATCAAAAAAACGGGTATCTATGTTTATCGTAAATGTTGTTGGACTGGCTACGGTGATAGTCCCGGTTAAATTATTAGCTTGGGTCATGCCATATACTTTTGGTACAATCAAACGCACTATAAGTCCATCAAGGTATTGATGAGCAAATGTTGTTGTTACTAAGGCATTTTCAGCATTGGTAATATCCGATATCAATCGGAATGCTTGCTGAAAATTAGGAAATTGCACCGCTGAAAAATATGGCATATTTCACCCTTTTTATTTTACACCCATCATGCTAACAGCATCACATAATGGGTGCTACTATTTTTAATTCATTGGAACAACTGGGCTTACCTTTCCGACTTTTACTAAATCTTTAGGTACCATCATTTCCGGAGTAATAAATTCATAGATGCTAAATTCTGCTCTTTGTACCCGTACTTCAACACTTGTTCCTGGTATTTCACGACCTTTTTCATCGACGGCAGTAGTGAGTTTAGGATAGGAACATTTATCGTTAATATATTTGGCTACAAACAAAGGTATTGTATATTCATGGCCATCAATAAAAGTTTCTCTAAATAGCTTTGTGCCCTTACCCATTTTGTTGGCTATTTTAAAACGGCCACCTGGATTTTCTTTGTAGTTAAAGCGGCCACGTACCATTTGGTTACCATGTTCAGTCATTTTAGCTAAATCTGCTGCGCTTAATCTCTTTTCCATAAAACTCCTTATAGCGAGGGGATGACTTTCATCACCCCCTCTCAATTCAATTATTATTATTGAAGATCAACATTGTATGATGTTTCTATTTTCCAGAATATTACATCACCAGCTTGTCCTGCAGGAGAGTTTGCACCCGCTGCAAGCGTAACTCCGGTATACCCTTCGTTACGTGTTGCTCCATCAAGCATATTTGAGTTGTACTGTGGTACTGTCACGATATCGTTATTAGCACCTTGACCAACAGGGATAACTTGAGCTGGAGTGTATGGAACTTCGTTAGAAGATACATAGCGCTGGTTGCCTAAGTTATTGTTAGGGAAGTTACCAAATGTTTCCCACGCCACAAACGACGTAGTATCGATATTGAGTACGATGTTGTTAGCAACACCACCGTTGTTTGGCTCGTTACCCGCACGCGCTGCATTGATTGCAACAATAAGTGCTTGTACGCCATTCAACTGTGCCCACTGACCCCATACCGCTGCGCCACCAGGGAAGCTTAAGCGAATCGATTGACCAACGGTATAACCATGGGTAACAGACATGTACACTTTAGCTTGTGCAGTAGAGCTGATATAGGTAATAGTACGAGCACGTGGATAGAAGATAGGATCGTACGGAATAACTCGATAGTTGCCCGCTGTTGAAGCAACGGAGTTTACCAAGTTAATGTTTCCGATGGTAAAGCTTACGCCCGCGTTAATTGCAGTCACGGTGAAATCAATTCCAGAAATCTGAGGTTGATTATCAAGGGCTGCAAGGCGAACAATATCACCAACGTTTGGTGTGCTTGCTGTTAATACTACAGGAGGGTTAGCAGCAGATACACCAGTCACGGCACGTAAGACACCAGGAACACTGAGTGTACTGTTTACTACTGTAAACCCACCAACACCTAATGCGGCGGAAGTAGTTTGTAGATCAGCAGTTGCACCAGCATTTGTTTGGATAACAAAGCCATCATTTTGGGCCATACCACGTAACCAGTAAAAATGCTTACCAGTTGATGCTGATTGTGCACCTGATACTGCATTTGATCTGGTGTAGTTCCATGTTTCTACCTTATCTACTTGAGGGCTTAAGATAAGAGTTTTGGCAGCTCCAGTAGAAGTAAATCCACCTTGCATGCTTATTGCATATTCCATTATTTTCTCCTTGTATTATGCAGGTAAGGTACAACGGCCATTTAATAACCATTGGTCATTTAGAATTCGAGGCACCATAGCGGTTCTCCAACCGCAACTTACTGTCTGCATCAACGCATCGGAGAATTGCGCTGGCTTATACAAGAATTGAGCAAATGCGCCATCTTGTTTGATAATTGCATAAGCTTCCATCGCTACAATGAAGTTATTGTATACGTTAGCACCTTGTGCAGAATCAAATGGGGTAATAGAACCGATAGATGAAATACAGAAACGAATATTACCTAACGCTGCCCATTCTGCTTCTAGTGGACGAGTTGGATTAGGATATTGTGCTTTCTGTGTAGCACCCGCAGCTACTAATGAGCTGGTCATATCGGTATGTGATAAACCAAAAAAAGCATCGCGCACAGGCCCGGTTCCAAAACGATTTTCTCCGGGAATTGTGTCTAGCATGCATCTTGCATCATTTCCCAGAAGGACTTGTGTCCAATAATCCGTGTCTGTTTGTGAGATTTCAGTAGGATTATCGCCATTTGAACCGCCTTCAGCGTTGATAGCAGTAGCAGTACCAGCAAGCATATTTCTGGTAAGAGTGTCTTCCGTCTCTCTGAGCGCAATACCAAGAAGCTTAGCAGCCTCATTGAGCACTGGATCCTGGTTTTGGAGACTTACCTGATCAACAATTCCGATCCATTGGCCATAGAAATCAATTTTTGCATCGATATCCGTGGCATTTAATGGAGTTGGCGGAATTGGTGCACCAGTATTACCAAGAGGTTGAAGTGCAGGCGGTAGACGATCAAATCTACGGAATCTCATGGTAGTACCACCGTTACGTGGCATCTCTTTTAACGCAGCAGGAATAGTGTGAATAAAGTCGGGGAGTTTGATCGCCAACAGTTTATAGTTAAAACTTTGTTGTACTGGTGGCGGCATATTCCCGGTTGTTACTATATTTGACATATAGAACTCCAAAAATAAGAATGGAATTTTTGACGATTCTCTTGCAGGTGATAAGGCTGCTCACATCGGGTGGCTGGTCGAGGGCCGTACGACTATAAAATTAGAATTTGGGGTGACAAGGCCCATACGTCGGCTTCAGCGTATAATGGTACACAAAAATATTACAAGTGGTTCTGGAAATGCTAGAGTAAAAGCAAAAAAAATATGGCTTACTTTTATTGTGAATGCACCATGTGTGCAGGGCATTTATGCCTGGAAGAAGATAAAGAAAGATTAGATCAGTTACATTCAAAATCATATAAAGGGAGTTCTATGTCAAAGTATAAACCAATAAGTGATAAGGTATTGATAAAAATTAATACCCAAGATGAAAAAACTGCGGGTGGTCTGTTTATCCCCGACTCAGTAACCCAAGATATACGTCCCGGCATTGTAGAAGCAGTAGGACCAGGCAGATGGGATGGTCAACGTGTTCCTATGACCGTTAAAGTAGGTGACAAAGTACACATCGGTAAATTTTCCGGTGTGGCGTTGGGCGACAAAGATCATGTCGTAGTAAGAGAAGAAGAGATATTAGCTATTGAGGAAGAAGATGGAAAATAAATATCGAAAAATTCTGCAAAGAGCATTTAAGATAATTAGTCCTGACCTTGATCCTTCTAAGTGGACAGATCAAGAGTTTCAACAGGTTTTTATTAGTGACGTTAACTTTTTATTAGATCACATGACACGACGTTCCAAACAGTTGGAGGAACTCAAAGCAAAAATATCTGTACCAGTACCAGAAAATATAGATCAAATTACAGCTACATGGATGTCGGATATAAAACCAGGAGAAGGAATAGTTAATGGCTAAACAAATTGTATTTAACGCCGAAGCACGTGATAAATTAAAAAAAGGTGTCGATATATTAGCCGATGCGGTTAAAGCAACCTTGGGGCCTTGTGGTCGCAATGTTGTTATAGATAATCCCTATGGCACACCACATATAACTAAAGATGGGGTATCTGTCGCAAAACGTATTGATCTTAAGGATAAGCTTGAGAATATGGGCGCACAGATGGTCAAAGAAGTAGCCCAAAAGACTGCTGATATTGCCGGCGATGGAACTACTACGGCAACCGTATTGGCACAATCAATCTATCGTGATGGATTAAAATATGTAACAGCAGGATCACAACCGATTAGTTTAAAACGCGGTATTGATAAGGCTGTTGCTGCGGTAGTAAAGCATATTACTGAAAATTCAATTCCTGTAAGCAGCGATGAGCATATTGAGCAGATTGCTACTATATCCTCTAACTCTGATGTAGAAATTGGCAAACTTATTGCCACTGCAATGAAAAAGGTAGGCAGGGAAGGTATTATTACCGTTGAAGAGGCCAAAGGATTAAGTGATGAACTGGATATTGTAGAAGGTATGCAGATTGATCGCGGCTGGATATCTCCATATTTTGTGACTGATAAGCAAAAGATGGAAACTGAACTGAAGGACTGTTCTATTCTGATCTATGATGGCAAGATTAATTCACTCAAGAGCATTGTGGGTATTTTAGAGTTATTTTCACGTCAAAATAGAGCATTACTCATTATTGCTGATGATGTAGAAGGTGACGCACTTTCTACTATGGTTGTGAATAAACTCCGTAACACGCTTAATGCTGTTGCAGTAAAAACCCCATTATTTGGGGAACGTAAACGACAAGTGCTTGAGGATATTGCCGCATTGACTGGTGGTCAGATGATCTCACCTGAAGTGGGCTTACAACTTGAAAATATATCACTTGATTGTTTAGGCAAAGCAAAACGCGTCATTGTTTCCCGTGAAAACTGTACCATTATTGAAGGTGAAGCAAATCAGGAAAGAGTACAGGAGCGTATTAATCTTATAAAGGCGCAGTTAGATAATGAGAACAGCGATTATTCTCGTGGTAATCTTCGTGAGCGTTTGGCTAAGCTCACGGGTGGCATTGGTGTTATTAGAGTGGGAGCAGCAACGGAAACTGAAATGAAAGAGAAGAAAGATCGCATCGATGATGCCCTTTCTGCTACTCGTGCTGCTGTTGAAGAAGGTATTGTGCCCGGGGGTGGTATTGCATTGTTACGTGCAAAATCTGCTTTAACCGTACTTGATGCAACAACCGGCTATCTCAATGAAGATGAAGTATTGGGCGCATCAATAATTCGTAAGGCCCTTGAAGAACCATTGCGTATTATTGTAAGAAACTGTGGCGAAGATGAATCATGGGTAATCAAGTCTGTTTATAGTAAAACAGGTAATGAGGGATATGATGCATCAAAGAATACATTTGTAGATATGGTACAAGCAGGGATTATTGATCCTGCTAAGGTTACTCGGTGCGCATTACAAAATGCTGCTTCTATTGCTGGACTACTGCTCACTACAGAAGTTGCGGTTGTAGAGCTTCCTGAAGAGTCTATGGAAAGCAAATTGGGGAAAATGGGACCAGTAACACAAATACCTGGTGGAATGTATTGAAAGTAAAAATATTGACTGTTACAGGTACTAGCACGCAGGATATTGATAAAGAAATTACTGAATCAGTAAATACATTTTTATCTGATAAAAAAATACATGATATTAAATACTGTGTAACTCAATCTGAAGATGCTTGTGATCTTCATTTTAGGCATTCAGTATTAATCATGTACGAAGATAAATAATCTCCCCCAGTGGTTAATTGGGGGAGAAAAAAAGGACATAACTGATGAAGCCAATTATGTAATGAGAGATTTATTTTAATATTTTGAAGAATATAAGTACATTTCTGCACGTAAAGCATCTTCAACTTCTTTTGTCATACCATTTGCAAACGGGTTAGCTCTTGTTAAGGGGCTTGCTCCTGTCTGTGGAGATACACTACTAATTGGTCGCGGTTTTGCCAAGTTTTTTTGTATCATTTCTTGTTGTTGCTGGAGTTGGCTATCCTGGCCAATGCCAAATTGTTTAATAAGTGTATAAACAGAAGAGCCTTTTGCATAAACATCAGTGCCTGCATCAATAGATTTTGCGAGTTCAGGATACGCAGCAGCAAATTGACGTACATTTTCTACAGTTACAACTCTATCAAAATCAGGATAAGCAGATTTGAGACGAAGTTCATCAGTTGATACCTTTGTTTGGCTGCGATAGTTATTAAGTTCTTCTTTGACCGCTTTTAGTTCTTGCAGCAAGGGAGACATAATCTTTTTTACGTGTTTTGCCTGTACCACATCAGAATCATCTATAATCTCTTCAGGTTCTTGCGGAACTGATTGCTGAGGCTTAGTATATGCTTTAGCAAATTCGCTATTCTGTTGCAGTAATTTAAGCGCCTGGTCACGTTCCCATTCAGCACGTTCCTTTAATTCCCTTATTGCTCTGATAGAAGCATCTTTTTCAGCAGAAAGTGTAGCCCAATCTTTACGTGGTGCTTTTTGCTGGACTGGTTGTTGTGTTTCTTGTTGGTATTGTTCCTGTGGGCTTGCTTCAGCTATCTGTGGCGCTTCTTCAGGTTGTGGTTGTACTATTGTTTCATTGGAGTTTTGTTGTTGCCCGTATGAATTAGCGGCAGCCGTTATATGAGCAGGTATTGTTGATTCATCAAATGTAGCACCGCTGGTTCTATCTTTCATCTCTTCAAGTGATAATACTTGCATCTCTGTTTCCTTTGTTATGATTGCGCGATTATTATCTTTTTATCGTATTCATCTTCACCATTAAGCTGTCGTGCCATCTTATATAAGGTTCCATCGGCAAACTCTAATACCATTTTCAGTAACCACTGTTGATCTGATGGTATTTCAAGTGCATGGTCTTTAAACTCTATACATGCTTCACGGGAAGGTATTGTCCATAAATATTCAAGCACATCATCGTGACGTATATAACGCCATACACTTTGGTCGTAGTCCGGGGTAGGGCAACTTTCTCTGGGAAAAAAATATTCGCGTATAACGTTTTTATATACTGCTGGTCTTTGTACCAGGTGAACAACATAAAAGTCTTTAGGGAACTGTTTTAAGCCTCTATCTTTGCAGGCATGGAGTTCGTTTAGAAATTTATCATTCTTAACGTGCACTTCTTGTTCAATGTCGACTGAGTTTGCTTGTTCATTTTCTTTGCTCAAAAGAAGGTCGACTGACAACTTTCCGAGCTTTTCTCTTTTCTTTTCCATTAAGTTCCAATTTTCTTACAAACAATCCAGTAAAATGAGAAACTCTGCTCGCAAGTAAAAGAACCACGAGCAGAGTAATTGCTAAAGAAGGAATAAGAAGTGATCTTCTCATTTTTTCTTTTTACGTTTTTTAGACTGTCCTGACATACTCAAGGCAATCGCAATCGCTTGTTTCTTATTTTTTACAACAGGCCCTGATTTTTTACCTGAATGCATGTTTCCTTCTTTAAAAGCTTCCATGCGTTCGGTCATCACTGCTCGTTTTTTCTTTTTGGAATCTGAAGGTTTAGCATAAGGCATGTTATTTTTTCTTCTTTTTTACTTTTTTTCGTAATACCTTTACTAACTCTTTGTCTTCATGAGCTTCATGCTTAAACATTTTTTGATCTTGTTTAAGATGTTCAATTACTTTTTTTTTCATTTTTTTCATTATTTTCCTTTGGGACATTTGCCAGCGGGATGCGATTTACCACATTTTCCACATTTATACATAGCATTCTCCAAAAAAGAGGGGATATTAATCCCCTCAATCTCTTACATAGCGTATTTCTTGACGACCTAGTTCTTGGTCTAATTTCTGCTGTTTCGGTGTCTTTTTGCTTATTTGAGCGCCAGGTTTACCCATAATCTTTTGGGCAATCCGTTTCAAATTATCATTAGGACGTGGGAAACAAGGCATAATTAGCTCCGTGAAAGCTTAAATTGCTTTCTGAATTGCATATGGTTTTCATTTTGATCTTTATTAACCTCATCAATACCATAACGAAGTTCACCAGGAAGTCCTGC